GGTGACTCGAAGGCACGTTTATTTTTTAGCGTCAGAATTTTCTAATGGTTAAGCCTATTTGAATTAAAAACATAGCAACCCCTACCCCAAAAATGGCCTTAACCAACAAACTTAACCTAGCTACAATGGGGTTAAGGGCCATGGATTAAGGGATCAGATGCCTTTGATGACACAGGCAGAATACGCCAGGCATCGGGGCTGTAGCGAAGTTGCGGTCAGCAAGGCCAAGAAGCAACGGATCGCCAGCGCCATGACGGAGCGACGTGGCGCGATGTTGATTGATTCCGACAAGGCCGATGCCCTCTGGGATTCAACCAAGAGGGCCAACAACAGGAGCGGAACAACCAAGGCAGCTGCATCACCCAAAGCCACTCCAGCCGCCACGAGCCTCCCCAGTGACGGCGAGCTACAGGCCTACATTGCTGGTCTGCCAGAGGATGAAGTTCAGGACCTGAACGAATCCATCAAACGCCGTGAGCACTACAACGCCGAGCGTGCCAGGGTTGGTGCCTTGCGTGATCGGGAGGAAGTCGGCTCCATTGCCGAAATGAAACGCGAGGCCTACGCCCTGGCCAAGACCGTCCGGGAAGGGATGTTGGGAATTATCCCTAGGGTGTCGGCTGACCTGGCGGCGTTGACCGATCAGTTTGACATTGAACGGCGACTGGAGGAGGAAATTCTGACGGCGTTAAGGATGGTGGCCGATGGCTGATGCCGCAGCCGCCTACCGCGAGGCATTCCGCGAGGGGATCCGCCCGGAGGATCTGGGCACGGTTGACGAATGGGCCGACCGCTATCGGGTGCTCTCTGGGATCGGATGCCCGGAGCCGGGGCCCTGGCGGACTGCCCGCACTCCGTACCTGCGGGAGCCGATGCAATGCCTATCGGCCGGCAGCAAAACCCGGCGGGTGGTCCTGATGTTTGGCTCTCAATGCGGGAAGACCGAAGTCGGCTTGAACTGGCTGGGGTCAATCATCCATTGGCGACCGGCACCGACCCTGCTAGTCCAGCCCACCCTAGAGATGGCCAAGCGGTTGAACCGCCAGCGGCTGGAGCCATTCATACGGGAGACCGAGGTGTTGTCCCAACGGATCGCCCCGGCGCGTGCTCGCGACAGCGGCAACACGGCATTTTTGAAGCTCTTCCCTGGCGGCCTGTTCGTGCTCACCGGGGCCAACAGCGCCAGCGCCGCGCAATCCATGCCGGCCGCCAACCTGTTTGCCGATGAGGTCAGCAGCTATCCGTTGGAGATGGACGACAAGGGCGACCCGTTGGAGAATTTCGAGTCACGGACTGCCACCTTCCGCAACGGGAAAACGCTGATCACATCGACCCCAGGCGAGGAGGGGTCATGCCGGATCACATGGGAGTTCTACAACCGTTCCGATCAGCGCCGGTTTCATGTGCCGTGCCCTGCGTGCGGGAAGCATCAGGTCTTGATCTGGAGCCAGTTCAAATGGGACGCCCCAGACGCAGACGTACTCTACGAATGCTCTCATTGCACCGAACGATTTGAGGAGCGGCACAAGGCACGGATTCTGCAGGATGGGATATGGACCCCATCGGCCAAGGGCGACGGCATTACCGCAGGATTCCATTTGCCCAGCTGGAACGCTGCCCTAGGACTGGGCTATTCCTGGAACGAAATCAGGGATCAATTCCTGAGGGCTAAAAGCGACCGGATCCTGCTGAAAGGATGGGTCAACAAACGGGCCGCCGATGCCTGGAAGGACGACATCGAAAATGCCTTCAATGTTGAAGGCCTGGCTAAACGTCGTCAGGATCTTGATTCCGGCAACGGCTACCAGGTCGGCACCGTGCCCAATGGCGTCTTAGTGCTAACCGCTGGGGTCGACGTTCAAGGCGGCGGCGGCACCGTAGGGGAGCGGCTAGTGCTAACCGTCTGGGGATGGGGTCACGGCGAGGAGGCGTGGCATATCGGGCACTGGGAGATCCATGGCGACCCCAGGCAGGATGAGGTGTGGCATCAACTGGACAACGTGGCATCGACCCGATGGGTGCGCGAGGATGGCCGGGAACTGACGCTGACAAAAGGCGGCGTCGATGATGGTGGCCTGGCACCGGCGGCGGTTCGAGCGTTCTGTCAGACCAGGAAAAATGTCTGGGTGCCAATGAAAGGGAGCGGCGCAGCAGGTAAGGCGCTGATTGGCAAGGGCACGCCGGTTGACGTAGACGCCAAAAACAGGAGCGTTGTGAAACCAACGCGGGGCCTGTTGCTCTACATCGTCGGGACCGATGCCAGCATGGTGCATCTCCAGGGCCGGCTCAGAATCGAGGCTCCAGGCCCTGGCTACATGCACCTAGGGCAGGCGGCCACCGATCAATTCTTGGCCGAGTTGTTCCCATGGAAACGACGGGTCAAGGTGGTGAAGGGGTTCACCCAGTACGAATGGCGCAAGGTCGACAGCGACCACGACGAAGCCGGCGACTGCACCCGAATGGCCTACGCGGCCCTGCAGCTGGTGGCCCGTCGCTACAACCGGGCGACGATGTGGGATCAGTTGGAGGCGCAGTCTGGCCAGCTGCCGACAACGCAACCGGCGCTAAAGCCACGCCAGCGATCTAGCTCTTTCTGGGGTCGCTAGCCTGAGGCCATGGCATATACGTCAACCCAACTAGCAGACCTCCGCGCCGCAATTGCGGAGGGAGTCCTGACTGTCCGTTTTAGCGACGGCCGGCAGCTGACCTACCGCAGCCTCGATGAGATGCTGCAGCTTGAACGCAAGATGGCTGGCGAGGTTGAGGCAACAGCCGCCATGGTGCCGGCCAAGCGGATTTACACCAGCTTTCAGCGGGCCTGAGGATGGGCAAGCGCCACAGTAAAGCAGATCTACAGCTGGCACTGGCCAACGTGCAGGCAGAGCTGATTAAGGAGCGTCGCCGTGGTTTTGACGCTGGCAAAGTTTCTAGGCGCACCGAGAATTGGTGGACAAATAACCGGGGGCCAAACAGCGACCTGCGCCAATCCCTACAGCGGATCATTTCGAGGCATCAGGATACGGTTGATTCTGATCCATGGGCAGACAAAGCGATTCGGGTTATTGCAAACAACTGGATTGGGGACGGAATTATAGGGGAACCTGCTAATAAAAATAAAAAATACTCACAATTATGGAACGATTGGGCTGATTCTATTGAATGTGATTTTTACCGTAAAACTAATTTTTATGGTTTGCAAAGCCTGATTGCCCGCACAATTGCAGTGCGTGGCAGCTGCCTAGTGCGTCGTCGCGTTGACGAACGATTACTAGCCATGGGCTTGCCCCCATTGGTGTTGCAGGTGCTAGAGCCAGATTGGCTGGATCTTAGCAAGGATGATGGCGCCAGTATCATGTTTGGCAAACAGTTTGATCCGACCGGCCGACTTGAGGGTTACTGGATCCGCCCCAACCATCCTGGCGAAACTGACTGGCGGGTTCAAGTGCTTGGATCAGAGTTTGTTCCGTTTGATGAGATCTGCCACGCCTATGAAGTGCGGCGACCGCATCAGGCCACCGGCGTCCCGTGGGGTGCGTCAGCTCTGCTGACCCTGCGCGACATCGGCGACCACAGCGAAACCCGCCTGACCCTCGACAAGATCGCGTGCTGTTTTGCTGGGTTTATAACCGACCCAGACCCAGACATGGTGGCCGCTGGGACTGATCTGCTGGACAAGCTGGAACCTGGCGCCATTGAAATTTTGCCGCCAGGGAAAGACATCAAATTCAATACCCCCCCAGCAGCCGGGAACTTCATTGAGCTTCAGCGACATCATCTGCACGCTGTTGCCGCTGGCTATGGGATTACGTTTGAGGCGCTGACAGGAATTTTGTCTGAGGTGAATTTTAGTAACGGCCGGATGGGCTGGCTTGAGTTTCACCGGAACGTTGCATCCTGGCGCTGGAATATCACGGTCCCCCAGGTACTAGACCCGGTTGCTCAATGGTTTGCCTCTGCGGTAACCATGGCCAACATGGCTACCAGAGTTTCCGGTCGAATGATCTGGACCCCGCCAAGGCGGGAAATGATTGACCCGACCCGCGAAATCCCAGCGCTAATCCATGCTATTCGCGCTGGCCTGATGAGCCTCTCAGAAGTGCAGCGCAGTTTGGGCTATGTGCCTCAGGCGGTGATTGACGAACTGGGCGATGACATGGCCTATGCCAGAGCAAAGGATCTAGCTCTGACAGTTGATGCCAAATTGGTCAGCGATTCTGGCGTTACGCAGGCTCGACCTTCCGGTTCTGAGTTGCCGCCCACCGAAGATGGCTAGCCTGTCAACTATGGAACCAAGCACTGATACCACAACCAACATCATCACCGGCCAACGTGATTGCCAACGCATGGCTTTGGTTTCACCCCAGACATGGGATGAGGCCAGTCAAACCGCGACAATCATCATTTCGTCCGAGGGCGATGTAGGGGACGGTGTCCAGCTGCTGCATTCAATGGCGGCGATCCGCTGGCCCGGTCGGCCAATCCCCTGCGACATTGATCATGCGCGCACCTCGGCATCGTGCTGGGGTGCTGTGCAGTCGCTGTCACTGGGCACCACTGATGAGGGTATTCCTGCCCTGATTGGTGTGGTCAAGGTCGATGGACCGGAGGAGGCGATGGCCACGGCTATTCCTCGCCTGCGGTCTGGATCGGCCCGGTTTTCGGTTGATGCCCGTATTTACGGGTGGCAATTGGCAACCGCCCAGCAACCCCTTGACCGGGCAATGGACTGGGAGCCGGTAGCGGTCTCCCTGGTCGTTGCTGGCCAGGACCCTGCGGCCGTTATGCGGTCCGCTGCTCCAACTGCCTCAGACTCACAACCCACAATCCCTCTGGACCCCCCTGCTATGACCCTTGAGAATGAAGCCGGGGGCGTCCCGGCTGCAGCCATCGAGACCGCCCCTGCGGCTCCTGTCTGCACACCTCCCGCACCGGCCGCTGCTCCAGTTGTTGACGCTCCTAGCGCCGATGCTGTGACCCGTGAGCTGTCAATTCGCCGTTCGGCATCGGTCGCCGGCCTCCCCGAAGAAACCGTTCAGGAGTTGATCCGCAGCACTGCCGGCCTCAGTCAGTTGGACATGATGACTGCCGTCGTTCGCGAGGCTCGCATCGCTGCCGAGAAACGGGCCCCCGCCACAGCTGGCCACCCTGCTCGCGTTTCCGTCACTCGTGACGCTAACGAAACGTTCCTGCGCGGCCTGGGTGAAGCCCTCGACTATCGCTGCCATGCCGTCAAGGAACAAACGGAACTGGCCCGCGAATACCGGGGAATGCGGACCACTGACATGGCCCGTGAATACCTCGAAACGGTTCGTGGTTTCAGCCGGACTGACATCCGCCTGATGTCCACCAATGAACTAATTGATCGGGCATTTCACACCAACTCGGATCTTTCCAACCTGGTGTTGAATACCGCTAACAAGCGGCTCAGCCGTGGCTACGCCGAAGAGCTGCAGACCTGGAGGCCCCTTGCTTTCCAGTCTGACAATGCAGATTTCAAGCCAAACTACAACGTAAACCTTGTCGGCCAGATTGTTCCCGAAAAGATTCTCGAAGGCGGCGAGTACAAGTTTGGTACGTTTTCTGACCAGAAGGCCACCTATCAGCTGTTCACCTACGGCAAGGGCTTGACGATCTCCCGTCAGCTGTTGATCAATGACGACCTGTCCGCCATTGATCGAATGACCGGCAAGATGGGCGCCGGTTGCTCTCTACTTGAGAGCAACCTGGCCTGGGCTTTGCTGACCGATGGCGCCAATGGTTCGACCGTCACCCTTGACGGCCAAGCCGTGTTTGCCAGCGGCCACAACAACACCGGAACCGGCGCCATTGGCGTTACCGGAATTGATGCTGGCGTGACCAAGCTGCGGAAACAAACAGATAGCGCTGGCAATGTTCTCAACATCCCAGCCGCTTACCTGATTGTCCCGCCTGAGCTGCGCACCGCTGCCTTGCAGTTCCTGTATCCAACCGGATTTGCCCCTAGCGCCATCACCTCCGTCAACCCCTTTGCGGGTGGTATGGAGCTGATTGTTGAGGCCCGCCTATCTGCTGACTCAACTGCCTACTACTACCTGGCAGCAAATCCCAACGTAGTGGACATGATCCAGTTTGGCTACCTCGCTGGCGAGTCTGGCCCGGTGATTACCTCTACCGAAAAGCGCAATCCCGATGGGATTGAGATGCTGGTACGCCACGACTTCTACGCAACCATGGCTGATCACCGTGGCTTCTACCGCTCGACCGGCGTCTGATCTGTGACCTAGGGCCGGCAGTTCCGGCCCACCACTACTAACCACTCATTCTTTTGGAGGCATTCAATGGCTAAGAACTATTCTCAGGAGGGCGAGGTTCTAACCTTGGCCGCTCCTTATGCAGTCAGTTCCGGCGGCGGCGCCCTTGTTGGAGCAACGTTTGGGGTTGCTCAAAGCGATGTTGCCAACGGCGACGATGGCATCTTTGACGTTGAGGGTGTCTGGACACTGACCAAGGCCACGGGCACCAGCACTGGCGGCTCCCAAGGTGCTCGCGCTTACTGGAACAACACCAACAAAAACGTCACCGCAGTCAGCACCAGTAACACTCTGATCGGGGTGTTTACTGCCACCTGTGCTGATGGCGATGCCACCTGTGTTGTCCGCCTTAACGGCTCCTTCTAGTGAGTTGGGCGACCCTATCGGCCTCTACCAATAGGGTCGCCTTTGCGCGCCTGGGCAGCAGTGTTGTCACCGCCGGGGCTGTTACGGGTTCCGGTTTTTTAGCAATCAATAGTGAGCTAGTCGTCAACAATGACGTAGTCATGATCGACTACCTCCTAACAATCCTGACCAACCAATTTGGCAGCCTTGCCTATGGTGACACAATTGCCATTGATGGTGTTTTTTACAAGGTTGAGCACGAACCGATGAGGTTTGAAGATGGGACGTTTTCAAAGATTCCATTGATGAAGATTGCCGAAGCCATTACCTACTACCTAACCACCCTAGACGACACCGCCCTCTTTACCCAGGCCGGCCAAATTTTGACAGCTCAAAGCACCTAGCCTGAACCCATGGCAACGCTAGTTCCGGTAACGATTTCGAACCTACCCAACGCGGCGACACCGCTGACGGGTACGGAACGCGTGCCGATGGATCAAGGCGGGGTTACGGTTGACGCGCCGGTGTCCGCGATTGCTGCGCTCGCAGCAGCCCCGGTGCAATCCGTGGCGGGCCGAACTGGAGCGGTGACCCTGGCAGTTGCCGATGTTTCGGGAGCCGTTTCTAGTAGCGACTCCAGGCTGAGCGATTCCCGCGAATGGAGCGCAGCCACTGCCACCCAGGCCGAAGCCGAAGCAGGGACCAGTACTTCGCGCCTGGCATTCACACCGCAGCGAGTATTTCAGGGCATCGCCGCATGGTGGGCAGCATCGGCGGCTAAGGCCAAGCTGGACGGAGTCGCCACCGCCGCCACCGCCAACAGTTCCGACGCGACCCTCCTGGCCAGGGCCAACCACACCGGCACCCAGGCGGCCAGCACGATCTCCGGGCTAGCAACGGTGGCGACCACCGGCGCCTATGCCGATCTGTCTGGCCGCCCCACTGCTTTTGATCCTGCTTCCCCCGGCGCCATTGGCGGCACCTCAGCTGCAACGGGATCGTTCACTCGACTGCTTTTACCAGCGCAGAGCAGTACACCATCAACGCCAAGTTCTGGATTCACGCTGTTTGCCAATACTTCAAATGCTTTAAGTTGGGTTGGTCAAAATGGCTACTTGCGAACATTTGACGGAACAGCTAATACCGCCAATCAAGTCTATACGCTGCCAGATGCAAGCGGCACTTTGGTCACACAGGATGCAACCCAAACCCTAACCAGCAAGACTCTAGGCAACGTTAAAGAAACCGTCTACACAATCACCGACGCTGCCGGGTTTGCGATTGATCCTGCCAATGGCCCGATTCAAGTCGTAACCCT